TCCATTTGATTTTAGCACCATAGAAGGTGCTGGCTCTTTAGCATAATTGACTGCGGCGTTCTCAAGATAAACTGCTGCTTGAATTGTTTTCCCAGCGCGATGCAGCAACCCTTCATCTGGGCCATCGAATCTAATCAGCGAGCCAACGCCAGAGATAGGAACTGGCTTGCCATCGACTTTATATCCTGTAATTGTGTCGGTCTGTATTTCTGTATCTACACTTACGCGGCTTGGTCTAATTCTTGTCCAAGCTCTTACGCGGCCGCCATCTGTCGATGAATACATTTCTAAAACTTGGCCATAACCTGCACCATAAAGCCAAATATCTTCTGCAAGCCAGCAATAGACTACAAAGCCAGCAACTCTTGGGTCTGGCTGATTGATGACCCTATGCGGATCAACATACTCGCCAGTAATGCGATTGAAGGTTGTTAATGGTAGTGAGCCAATAGTTCCGCAAATAATATTTCTAGCGCGAGCAACTGATGGGACGGACATAGCCAGCTGACGAGTTATTGATACGGGAGTTCCAAGAACGGAGAAGTAATCAAGGTTCTGAAGCGGTTGCAAATTAGCAGCTAGCACATCAGTAACGGCAGTAGGCTTATTGGCTTGAACTGCTGGAAATAGGAAATCTCTTATAGCACCCATTACTGACATTGTAAATGAAGCGACTTACACTATTTGGATATCTACTCCACTTTCAGACATTGTTGCATAGTGTGTTGCTAAAGCCGAAGCAATTGCTCCGCAAATTGTCGTATTACTTACTTTCCGACCCATTACCCAGCCGCCGTCACCAAAGGGTAGCTTGACGGCGGATAGGCATTGTTTAGTTAGCTCATCTTGTCCCGAGTGAGCCAACCGCTGAGATGAGATTGCTCCCAGTAACTCATCGCAGCTTTGTGCATAGTCAAGGCCATCTATTGGCTCAACCCTAATACCAGCAGGAGCTAATCGCGCAGCAACTGCCGAGGCGGTTCTGGCTGAATAGGCAACCAACTGAACTGGATACTTTCGCACCCATTCCGCTACATCGTTAGCCATTGCTTTATCGTCCAGATTGGCAGGGTTATGCCAAGTCTGAAGCAATATTACTTGGAACTTATCGCCCTCAAGTCTTTGGCTAGCGACTAGCGCCGCTTCTTTTCTACTAGGGCTTAGATCAATAGCCAACCAAGTATCAGATTCAGGGTTGAGTCGAAGTCCCTCAACTTTGCAACTCTCCCACTGAGACGGATTGATAACTGGATTGATTGTATCGACCCATTGACATAAAACTTCTGTGCGCACAATATCCTCGGGGTCTGACAATACGGCGCGAATGTTATCTGGATGGACTGTTATGCCAAGTGACGGATTTGCTTGGCAGACACCTAGCCAGAAAGCTGGTGAGTTATCAAATTTAATGCCTTGAGGCGCTGACCATTCAAACCAACCAATATCATCATTGCTACCAAATATCGCAGCCATCGCTCTTTCCCTGAGTTTATTTAGAACTATGCTGTGTTGATCTCCAGCATTTGAATAAACCCATATTTGAGGATTGGCTGAAGCCATTTGCGTATATCTAAGAGCAGACCAGACATCCTCATCTTTATACTCTCTAGCTTCGTCTAGGTGTATCGTTTCAGGGGCTGCAATGCCTCTACCAGCCGAGTTATTGGCCCTGACTATATATCGACGGCCTTCAGTAAATTGAAGCTCTTGAAAGCCTTTACTTTCTAGTTTTTTTGTAAATTCAGCAGCTAGCCTTGGATTCTGTTCAATAATTGCATAGATTTTATAAAATAGTTCTGCTGAAGTTGTTAGCTTATGAGCAGTATGGACTTGCAGCTTTTCTTTCAATACATAGATTCTAAATAGGATTTGAAGCGCCATAAAGGTCGATTTACCCTGTTGCCGAGCGCAGAGCAAGGTGACTACTGGATGAGCCCATCGGCCATCAGATTTATATTTCAAAGTATGGTGAGCTAGCCATTGTTGCCAAGGCATCAAAGTGAAGCCGATTTCCTCGCAGAATTTAATCATTTGCTCGCCATAAGAGGGGAAATCATTGAGTTTAGTGTGGATTCTGGGTTCTGGCACACCTCGGTAAGTCGATTCGTCCCTAATTCGGACAATCTCACCCAATTCAGCCAGAGCAATCTCTTTCATTCTAAATAGTGCCTAGCCGAGCCATTTTCAGGGAAAATCTTCCCAATGGGGGTCGTGGGTCTGCTTGCGCGCTCAAAAAAGGTAGGGGTCATACGATCTCGCTTAGAACTATTGCATTGAGTGCAGCAAGCCACCATATTAGAAGCTTCATCAGTGCCACCCTTGCTGATAGGTATTAGGTGATCAACTGTAGTGGCTTCAAGGCCGCAGTAATGACAGGTGTTGTAATCTCTTTGAAGCACTTGAAGTCTTGTCTTTTGGTAGTAGCTAGAGTTGTAGCGTCTGCTCAATGCCAGCCCTTTGTCTCTAGGTGTTGCAAGGCATCGCAAGCGCATTTATATCTATGTCTTATGTATTTGATATGTGCATCTATCTGCTGCTTAGGGCTAAGGTCTCTATACCAGGTAGAACGCATCTGCCCTAGACCATAATGAGAGCCATTACGAGCTTTTGGATTCCATCTACTCTCTTTATGAATTAACCAGTTATAACATTGAAACTCTTGCCAATCTAATTTGTTGTAAGCATAAAGCTTTAGATTCATATCTGCTTCTGATGATTGTATAAATATAGCCTGTAAGGCCAGTAGCATCAGCGAAAGGCAATAGGCTGTCCTAACCTTCGCTGAAGGGCCAGCTATGCGCCCGCGCTTTGGCGTTATGGTAATGCCTGTGTCAAATATCTTACGCATTGACTTACTCCTCATCTCACTATATGGACAAGTTTTATTAGTATTTACTAGAAATCAACCCCATCAGGCATATCCATATGATTATCGATAGTCCTATGTATTGGATAAATATCTTCTATCACTCTAATTCCCATATCTTCTTAAACTCCAACTGGCCTGATTGAAAGGCGTCTTTCAGCCTTTCCCTGCCATCACTATGAAACTTAGTTACTAGATAAGGCTCAGCTATTGTGCCTTCTAGCCATTCAACTCTTTCACCATTTGGATCAATAACATCATCGCCATTGATATAGTGGAACTTATCTAGTATCGCATCAATTGATGATTCTCTTACTGTCTCAACTATTTCGCTAGATATATTGCTTTTTACCCATTTAACGAACTCGCGCTCATTCTTGATAACCCACTTAAATTTAGGCTTACTGGTAGTTACATAGGCAATCACATCATCACCATATTCAGCCTTAACTCTGTCTGCTCCTATCTTGTCCATCTCTGTCTGTAGTGCAGCTCTTAGCCTATCCTTGGCCTTCTTAGCCTCATCAGCTATCAGACTTACCGCCGCTAGTTCCAGACTCAGTTCCTTGATTCCCATCTTGCTCCCTTTTTTTTGCTCTATTTAACCTTACATCTAAGCTGCTTACATTTATGCCACAATCTCTGGCGATAAATTCCTTATCAAATCCCCACTCCATCATCTGACGGATATATCTAATAGAGTGAGGTTTGCTCATCGTTATAAAGCCTTTCCATTGTCGAGTTGCCTGTCCAGTATTTTACGCTAATTTGCTCAAAACCAGCTGCTAATCGGCATACTCGACACTTACCCGATTTCATCTTCCATCCACCACATTGCTCGCAACGGACAATATCGTCTTCTTTACTAGCTACGCGATCAGACGGATAGATAATGCGCTGAAGGAAGCATCGCTGGCACTCAACCAACCATACTTCCTCAGGCGCTTCAGACAAATGCTCAGTGTTATACCGCTTTAGTTCTATATGCGGTGTAACTAGCTTGCAATTACTGCAAGGGAAAGGGTGTGCATCTTTAATCATTTCTGAAATACCCAATGCCCATCTGCACCGATTCTCATCCATCTTGCTGGACATTGATCAGCGCGTTCTCGGCTTGGGCAGGTGTAGCCTCTATATTCTTTGCCCTCCTTTGTCCCAGACTTAAGAATCATTGGGCCTCTACCACATTTGCATAGTGGCATTTCATCAATTACTTCAGCACCTAGTTGCTCGGCTATTGCAGTTACATCCCAGACAATTGGGTCAGGGTCATTAGGCCGTTGCTCTTTTATAAATTCCGCAAGAGCTGGCTTAGTCGTTTCAATTGCCTTCTTTGGGCTCTGGTTAATCTTAGCGAAGTATCCAGCGAGGTTAAGTGCGCGTCCCAACGATCCAGTCTCTGCAAGCTCGAGTGCATATTGCTTTGACTTAGACTCAGAGGATAGACCTGTCGTCCAAGGGTGTATGTCAGCTTCAGTGCGATATAACTCAGTTTTAATAATAT